GAGTATCGCTCACGCGCCTCTGTAGTTTTCAGGGCCTCAGTTGCTGAGAACAGCCCACTACAATGGCGCCGCTGATGAGCGTGCTTCCGGATCTGCGCGGCCGAAAAGCTGCGGACCCCTCCTGCATGAACACCTTCTCGTGAACGTCGGGCAGCCGCTTCGGACGCTAAGCGGCTCAGTGCCTCAGACCGCCTCACCTTCAACCCTCCGGTTCTAGGTTTGGCTATCTGTTCGGCAATGTCCCTGGCATCCTGACGTTCACGGTCGGTTCGTGGCCTCGATCGAGGGATGAACGACCCCCAGCGCGCTTGGGAGACAACAGTCGCTTCATCGATCGGACCACGACCACAACCACCATACTTCATCCGCCCTCCCGCACCGAACGCTAGGGAGTTAGCGCTCAGTGCCGCAAGGCGGCGGATGCGATGATGTGTGTGGGTTTGCCCGTCGGTTGGCGGTGCGAGAAGTTCGTCGGTGACGAACCCTCCACGCATACCGTCTATAGCTCGCAGGCCGGAGGCTTGACCGATACGCATTTCGGGCCTTCCCTCCGCCTTTGCCGAGCCATTAGCTGCTAGCCGGGCACCAAGCAGCCTCTCGCAGAACACTCCGTACGACCGGTCGCCGGTCTTGCGTAGAACCCGACCACGGAATGACTTCTTGCGATTCACCACCAGCCCCATCGCCTCGAGTAGCTCCTCGTACCTGTTGAGCTCGGCGTCTGTTCCCAGGGCTGCCAAATCGTCACCGCAGATGACAGAGGAGTGTCCGATACCCGCCTTCGAGCTCGCGAAGTCGTTCAATATGCTTAGAACGGCCCAGCTCGGTCCCAGGCCCATCAGACTGCCACATGTTGTGGTGGCATCTTCTCCCCTCTTTCCCTCCTCGCCTACCAACCTATGGGGTCCAGCGATCTTGTCGCCGGCCGCCAGCAGGTCGGCACCTGCGCCGACCCCTAGTAGTAGTGCTCGTAGGACTGCACGTGATGTACGGATGCTGATCCGGTCTGTCGCTTTTGACAAATCAGCGGAGTATAAGCGACTCCCCCGCGCTGCCTTGCGCTGGACAATCGCCACCTCACCCCGTAGCAACGCACGGTTCGCTCTCTGGTTACGCAGTACCGGGATGAGCAGAGCCGTTATCGTTCGAGCCGCTAGTACCTCCGCGGCGCTGTGAACCGTTGCACAACGGGTAGATCCACTGGGACTACGAAGCACTGTCAACTTCGCGTCCGGGAGCGCCTCTCGTAGCAGCCGTCGTACTGCCTCTTGAGAAATCGCGCGCTCGTCCCAGCTATCTAGGGCCTGCTGTCTTGCTGACGGCTGGTCCGCGAGGGCCACAGAAGTCTCGTACGATGCCCATGCACTATCGAGGAGAGCTCCAGCTCGGTGACGTACCGGTTCACCCCATGCTGTCTTGTTCTCTACGGCGGTCGCCGCTCGTGCATCGTCTTCTTCGAGGCTCGCATGCGCTAGTTCCAAGTCTGCCCAGGCGGCGTCCAAGGCAAACTGTAGCGCTTGCGCGTCCTCCTCTCCCTGCACCCGGTCGGCCTCAGCGGCACGCTCCATCTTCCATGTGTGAGCTGCTGCCACCTGACCGCCTTGCTTGAGACCAAAGTCTAGAGTCGCGCGCTCACCCGGCAACGGGTAGGGTGCACGCGCGGCCTTTCTGGCTCCCTTCTTCGCTCGTTGGTACGCGAAGTCGGTGATCTCTTTGAGGAGGGCATCTGTGGGTTCCTTGAGCTCGCCCGTCAGGCGGGCAACGGCTCCGGCGCGCTCATCTAGCATCGTCTCTTTTGATGTGGTTCGTCGGTAACCACGATCTAGACTTGATGCGAGCATGAGGGCGCGGGGGCTCACGCCGCCTACGGCCGCCGGCTCGCGGGTACTCGACACGCCGAGTGCCTTAGCGCGACGCGCTGCACACCACTCCTTGACGTAGTTCTTTTCAGTCACGGAGCGCCATATGTACTTGGCAAGTGCAGCGTATCGCCTTTGGCCCTGGGCGCTAGAATCGCCGCGAACTAGCTTACCGTAAGCGAGCTCAAAAGCACATAGGAGGCCAGGAAGGTTCTGGTCTAGGTAACGCACCTGCGTCAGTCCCTCCTTTGTGCGCCAGCGTTCAGGAACACGCTGTAAGACCGAGGTCTTGCTGACCTCGGCCCTTCGTGCCTTGCCTCTGGCACGATTGGCAGCTGAATCTTTGAGTAGATTCAGCCGGGCGACCGACATTTGTCGGAGTCCCGAAATGCAACGCATAGGATGAAGCTTCTGACCTTTTAGGTCAGCATCCAGCACGCGCACCAATGATGTGGTGTCGCGTATGCGGGCAAACGGTAGTGACTTTTGCAGGTCATTGCCGGATGTCGTCTTCCTTGCGCT